GCTCAGTAAAGTTACGGTACTGGACGAATGATTGGGATTCAATGTACGACTTCATAGAGGAGCATGGTGCATTTGGCCTGTTAGAGAAGAGACTTCATCAAACAAACATGAAGGAGTTTTTATCTGAGAATCCCACAGTTCTTCCACTTGGTCTCAATGTGGAGAATGCTTATACCGTGGTTGTTAGACGTTCTAAGGAAAAATGAAATGAGTGATCTCACTATTCTCAACCAAGACCTCCCCGACTTTCTGCAAACTGCAGGGGTTAGTGAGCTTACAAAACAACTCGCCGGTAAGTCTGGCGTTAAGCGCATCGTGCCTAAAAACGGAATCTTCCGTAAGACGGTCGGCGGTGAAGAGATGGGCAAAGTCAAGGGTAACTTGAACGCCATCATCGTTAATGCGTCCCCTGCCGTGGGTCGTATCTTCTATGCAAAAGCATGGAGCCCCGATGCTGAGCCGACTGCGCCTGACTGCTTCTCTAATGATGGTCGTACGCCTGATGATGGTTCGACAAACAAACAAGCTGAGCGTTGCGATAACTGCACCCAAAACACCAAGGGTTCAGGTATGGGCAACTCAAAGGCTTGCCGCTACTCACGTCGCATTGCGCTCGTGTTAGAAGAAGACTTCGGTACTTCACTCGAAGGCGAAGTGTATCAAATGAACTTGGCATCCAAGTCATTGTTCGGTGACGGACATGGTGAGAATGCGCACACATTTGAAAACTACTCTAAGTACTTAGCCAACAACGGCAAGAGCTTGGACTACGTTCTTACACAGATTAGCTTCAACGAAGAGAACGATAACCAGTCGGTGTTGTTCACACCAACACGCTTCATCAAGCAACCTGAGTATGCTGTGACTAGCGAAGTAGCTAAGAAGCCTGACGTGCTGAAGATGGTAGTTATGACACCATACCAAGCAGACATGGCGGGCAAGCAAGCCAAGTTAGATGCACCGAAAGCCGCCGCGCCTAAAGTTGAGTCTCCTATTGAGGAACCCACTAAGCGTGAAAAGAAAGCTGACCCTAAGCCCACAGTTAAGAAAGACCTTGACTCTGTGGTGAAGGCTTGGAGTGACGAGGATTAATATGCCCTATGGTTACAGCCAAAGCTTGGTGTACGCAAATAGAAAAGCAAGCATCAAGTCTTTGGGTGTGGCCTTGGGTCGTGTTTGTATCCGCGCAAACATCAGCGTTAGCGAAGTTGCAGGGTTCTTCGGGGTAACTCGGATGACTATCTACAATTGGTTCAAGGGGGATTCTGTCCCCTACCATAGCTACGATGAAGCCATTAGCGATTACATAAACCATACCCAAGCCACCATCCAAATAAAGTAAAACATGTCATCTTTCGATCTACTCGATACGGTACTGCCACCGGAAGGGCGCTACTGTGTGATGGGGATTGGTAAGTATCCTGACCAGAATTTTGTAGATACTAAGGAAGAGGTTGAAGAGCTAGCGCAGCAGTTTGTTAAACGCAAGATTGACGTATTCTTTGGATGCGCCAAGTACGGATCGTTAAACAACCGCACCCATGAAAATGCTAAATACTTCCGTGCTCTGTGGATGGACATTGACTGTGGCCCAACCAAAGGTGTACCCGACAAAAAAGGCATTATCAAAGGCTATCTCGATCAGCAAACCGGACTCGATGAGTTCAAGAAGTTCTGCATTGCGGTCGGCTTACCAAGGCCAATACTAGTAAGTTCTGGTTACGGCATACATGCGTACTGGCTACTAGAAGAAACAGTGTCTCGCCGAGAGTGGGAGCCACTAGCCAATCGGCTTCGTGAGTTGTGCGTTGAGCAAGGGTTGATTGTGGACTCCTCAGTTTTTGAGGCTTCACGTATCCTGCGCATCCCCGGCACATTCAATTTCAAACAGGAAGAGCCCAAAGAGGTAACAGTACTAAATGAACTGACGCCTCGCATGACATACCAAGAAGTTAAAGACTTGCTTGGTGCGCCTGAACCAAAGGACGATGTACCCGATTTCATTCCGCGCTCAATGAGCCCGATGATGGAAGCACTCATGGGTAACAAGATCAAGCGGTTTAAGACAATCATGATGAAGGGTGAAGGTGGGTGCGCCCAACTTAACCACTGCTTTGAAAACCAAAACGACATTGAAGAACCACTGTGGCGCTCCGCTCTTTCTATTGCAGCTTTCTGCGTAGATGGAGACAAGGCCGCACATAAACTGTCGAATCAGCATGAGGGTTACGATGCCGTAGAAGTTGACAATAAAGTTAACAACCTACGTAGCAAAGGTGGCCCACATCACTGCGCGACATTTGCAAAACTTAATCCGCAAGGTTGTGAGGGTTGCATCCATAGAGGCAAAATTAAATCGCCCATCATGCTCGGTGTTGAGATTGAACAAGCCGAAGCAGAAGATAACGAATATGCCGTCGAAGATTCAGACGGTGAGGTTGAGATACAGCATATACCAGAGTATCCGTTTCCATTCTTTCGTGGGAAGAAGGGTGGTGTTTACATCCGCCCTGAAAGCGAAGATGACGAAGCCGAGCCCAAACTTGTGTACGAGCATGACTTGTACGTGGTCAAACGCATGCGTGACCCCGAGCTTGGAGAGATAGCTTTGTTTCGTTTGCACCTACCGCACGATGGTGTCAGAGAGTTCAGCATCCCTACGATGGGTATCTCGTCACCCGATGAGTTACGCAAACAGTTGGCACACAACGGAGTTGTAGCCCACAAAGCGCAGTACGAATTACTTGCAAGGTATGTTGTTTTCTTTATTAAAAATTTGCAATACATTAAAAAGGCAGAGACCATGAGAACTCAGTTTGGTTGGGTCGAGGGGAACAGCAAGTTCATCCTTGGCGATAGAGAGATTACAAAAGACGGAGTGTTTTATAGCCCGCCGTCAAGCGTTACAAAAGATATTGCCGGAAAGTTAATCACCAAAGGCACGATGGAGAAGTGGAAAGAAGCGTTCAACATGTACGCTAGGCCGGGGCTTGAACCCCATGCGTTTGCCGCACTCACGGCATTTGGCTCACCACTGTTGAAATTTACAGGTCTTGAAGGTGCAATCATTAACGTGATTCATCCTGAGTCTGGTTCAGGTAAGTCGACAGCGTTGTTTATGTGCAACAGTGTGTATGGCGAACCCAAGGGGTTGACCTCTATGTACAAGGATACGTTCAACGCAAAGATGCACCAGCTCGGCGTAATGAACAACTTGCCTAACACCATTGACGAGATCACCAACCTTAGTGGCATGGAGTTCTCTGACTTGGCGTACAGCATCAGCCAAGGCCGAGGCAAAAACAAAATGAACGGGCAGACCAATACGTTGCGTGTTAACAACACTAGCTGGCAGGGTATGACTTTGTGCTCGGCAAACGCCAGCTTCTATGAAAAGTTAGGTGTGGCAAAGAATACGCCGGATGGCGAGTCCATGCGTCTGCTTGAGTACAAGATTGAACCCAACGGCATCATTGATGTGCAAGAGGGTAAGCAGATGTTTGACCACCAACTGCGCGAGAACTTTGGGCATGCCGGTGAAATCTACATCCAGTGGGTTGTCAATAACTTGGAAGAAGCAATAGCTTTGGTGCGTAAGATTCAGGCTCGGCTTGATAGGGAAGTACAGTTCAATCAGAAGGAACGATTCTGGTCAGGCGTGTCGGCTTGCAACATAGCTGGTGGTTTGATTGCTTCTCAGTTGGAACTGCACAACTACGACATGAAGGCTGTGTATGAGTGGCTTAAAGGCATGCTCGGTGAGATGCGGTTTGAGATTCAAGCGCCAAACTCAACACCCGTAACAATTCTTGGTGAGTTTGTTAACGCCCACATTATTAATGCTTTAGTTGTAAATGGTGAAGTTGATGCTCGTAGTAACTTGCAGTCTATGCCCATGCTTGAGCCCCGTGGAGAGCTGCTCATACGCTACGAGCCAGATACCAAAGAACTTTTTATTGCGGCCAAACAATTCAAAGACTTCTGCGTCAAACAACAAATCAATTACAAGACCACCTTGAAAGAGTTGGGTAATGCCAAGATTTACTTAGAGGGTGTGAACAAGCGAATGTCCAAGGGCATGAAGGTTGTATCCCCCGCAGTTCGGGTGCTGAAGTTTGACGCATCAGCCACCGAGTTCTTACAGATGGATGCCCTTGTAGCTACAGATGAAAATAGAGACGGTGTCGTATCAGATTGACTGGTCTAAGTTCCGGCGCGGCTATTCTTTCTTTGTACTCTGCATTGACGAGAAAGCCGCCCGGCAAGAAATTGCCGCAATCTGTAGGCGGTTAAAGATACCTGTGGTTACGAAAGTAGTTATAGAAGAAGGCGTAAAAGGCTTGCGCGTATGGCGGGTTTAATTTAGACTGAACCCGTTAGCTACTGCAGTTGCTGACATTTTTTCCTTGAGTTGATTGCTACTCTCCTTTATCCCCGGCTAATTACCGGGGATTTTTTTCAGCCAGACCTCTAAGTTCAATATAGCGCCGCTCTTCCATTTCTTTTTCCCTGCGCTCAAGCTTTTTCTCAAGGTTGCTAATAGCTTCGTCGCCAATTCCGTAGAACTTCTTAGTTGTGGTAACACCGGCTGGTGCTTTTTGACGTTGTTCTTCTTTTGTCTTTAAGGACTTCTTAATGTCTTTGGTTTTTAACGAATAGTCTGGGTATCGCTTGTTAAACTGTTCAACGTCTTTATCTATGATGTTGTCAAACTTAGCATCACCCTCGTCTGTACCCTTACGGTTTTGAATATCCAACTTGCGCAGTATCTTGTTACGTTCGTTCAGAATGTCCTGCTCTTTAGATAGCATTTTGAAACCGGCTTCTTTAACACTTGCGGTAAGTGCAGGGGCAAAACCAATTACTTGACCAACTTTTTCAGACGTCTTAACGTTCTCAGGCGCAACTAACTCGGCACCGGTTGCCGACTTGATACCTTCAATGTCGTATTTCTGAGCAAGTAAAAAGTCCCTAATTGGTTTAGGCATCATTTTCTCGTTGCCCTTTTCGTAGTCGCCGAGCATGTACTGTTCAACAGCATCAAGCATACTGGTTGCTACGCTTAAAGTGGGGCCACCAAAATACGCAGCCAAGAAACCTGCTGCGGCTTCTTTGACATCTTTAGTAGACTTACCATCTTTTGCCCAAATGTCATTGAGACCAATCCTTGAGGATATGCTCCAACCTGTAACAGCATTTATGGGGCCGTCCATAATCCATTCGTCAAGGGGCACACCGCCAACTGAATACTCACCAAACTTTTGCGGCATGTAAACTTCTCTGAGCCACATCTCTGGATCCATGTCTTTAAGTTCTTCAGGTAAGTCCTCCTCATCCACCTCGTCTTTAAGCCCAGCCACAATACCGTGAATCAATATGGAATAAGCAGGGATGCCCGCTAAACCTGCTATAGACCCAGCAGTCATGTAGATACCAATAAACTTAGCCAGCGCTTCTTTTTTACCTTCCTTGTTAAAGAAGGGGATCATCTTTAAGAAGTTACCAACTAGTTGCTGGATCATAACCACGGGGTACATCTTCATTGCAAACGCAACACGCCCCACGCCACGTTGCATCCAACGTGGTTTGTTTGTAGTCTCATAGTCGCCGAGCGCCTCACGAGTGTCATCAGCAGCTTGTTTAATTGCGTCGGCTTCGGACAGTCCACGTTGTTTGCCCAAACGATACGAAGCTAGATACACCACCTCGCGAGTTAGGCGCTCCATGTTGTGCATCAATGCACCAGTTATAAGATACGCAGCTTCTTTGCCCCTACCTCTGACACTTTCCAAATCGGATACAGGAGTCTGAGAGTAATCGTACACTTGTGCAACGTAGGTAGACTGCGCCACATTCATGCGGGTCATAGCCTGAATAGCCCGCTTCTCATCTGCAGGTAAGTTCTTAGCGTTAGCAATACTAGGGGCAACGTAGCGGTGCGTGCCGTCTACATTCTCTTTAATAACACCGTACTGGTTTAAGTACGTTATCATTTTTCCAAGTTCTTTAGCCGTCTTGATAGGCGAGAAGCCATGGTTAGCCGCCAAAATAGGCAGGGCGGAGACATATATAGATATAGGCTGAATCAACGCAGTCGACGCACTGGTAAGTGTCCATAGGTATGTAACTCTGTTGGCTACTCCGGCAACTGCATCCCAGACGTCCTGTGGTTTTGGTGACAACACAGTTGCTACACGCCGCTCCAACTCTTTTACATACGGTAGTAAGTGTTCTCTACCTACGATACTATCCCTTGCGGCAGAAGTAACGTTACGCATCTTTTGCGCATACTTAAGGCGAGCCAACTGCACAGACATTTTTGCGGCTGTCTTAGCTGTGTTCTGGATCAAGTCAGTTCTATAACCACCACGGCCTTTACGATGACGGAACATCAAGCGGAAGCTTTGCTCAGGCATTGTGTTTAAGAACACTTGGTACACAGAGTCTTTTAAGTTCTCTTTGTAAGCGTTTGTTGTGCCTTCTGTATCCCCAGCAGGAAGCTTAATAGCATCGATTGCTCTAAAGATAGAAGTCAGCAGTTGGCTAGAATCCCTTGCGGTATTACGCAAAGCATCAAGGTCGTCGCCTAACTCCATCTCTCCTGAGTCACGCATCTCCTCAATGGACTGTCTTTTTTCCTTGGCAATACGTGCAGCATCTTCGTCACGTTCTGTTGCGGATTCATAAATATAAAACGCCCTAGTAGGAGAGGTTGATTTACCGACGGCTAACCAGAAGTCACCTTCATCACGCACAAATGGGAAGAAGGGTTTGATTCGATCTTTGGTCTCGTACGTTTGACGAATAACAGCGGCCAAATTGCTTTTAACCTCATCGGTTAAACCAGAAATACCGCGCACCTGCTCATCTAATAGTTCAATGAATAAGTCACCCATGTCGACGTAGTAGTCACGCCACATTTTGTACAACTCTTGACCCTTTGCGCCGAGTGCTTTGTAACCGTTGTCAAATACTTTATCCCGCACCTTTTGCGTTGTATCCGACGGGTCGTACTGAGCATCCGTTGTTTTATATATCATCTGGGTTAGCTTTTCTTCCAAAGTCTTGTCGGCTTTAAAAGCATTGCGTGTTACACGGATGCGTTCTTCTGCGGCCTCAAGCAGTGCTTTGGTCATACCCTTCATGTCATTGTGCAAGTCCAGTGCTTGTTGGACTTGAGGTAAATCGGCTTTAAGCCAGTCAGCCAAAAAGTCCCAAGTTGGAAGTCGCACTGCTAATTCGCGTTGGCCGCGATTCATTTTCTTCCAAGCACCCTTGAACAGTATCTTGGCCTTCTCTGGGTCTCTAAGCTTTTGCAGCATCCCAGCGTTTTTAACTTTTTGAGAGTCCGCAGATTGCTGATACGTAATCTCAGCCTTTACGCGAGCCTTATTAAGTTCTTTAGCGGTGCGCAGTTCTTTTTGCTCGCCCTTATCTGCGTCTTCATCAAACTCAGGAGGAGTGTAGTTAATCTTTTGCTGAAGTACGCCACCTTTTGTATCAACTCTGGTCAACCTTGTACCGAGCATCTTGTCGGTGATGTCAATCAAATCGGAAAACGCAGTAGCTTCGCCCGGCTTAATACCAAACAGATCACGGATGCTATTGGTAAACTTGGAGAATATGCTTGTTTCTTTACGAGCGCCTTGTACACGCATCAGAAACTTTTGAAACTCAGGGCTAGACATGCCATAAGCTAAAAACTCATGGGGGTTTGTAAATATGTCGTAGCTGTCTGTCTTAGGGTTGTAAGTCTTGCCCACTATATCAAGAACGTCTTCGCTAACCATATCAAGATACGTTAGTTCTTTATATTCCTGATCGGCGCGTTTCATTATGCCTTCCATCTCACGCATAAACTTCTGCAAGCTGGCGTTCTTAAAGCCTTTTAATATACCTGCGTCAATACGACTAGCCGTTGCTGCGTGCAGCAATTCGTGTAGCATTGTTATAACGTTTATACCTTGTTGGTCTCCGTAGCTACTACCACGCACGTATATGGTACGTTCTTTAGACCCGGGCGTGTATTCAAACAAACCACGCGCACCGCTAAGCTCTTTAAGAATATTAGCTGGGGTAGCATCACCCCTCTCAACAACTACAACTTTAACGCCGACTACAAAGTTTCGGATGCGCTGAGCTACAAACCGCTGGAACAGATTACCGGTCTTAATGATGTGCGCAATTGCTTGTGAACCATTAACTACCTTGCTGAACCCCATATCGGCTTTACCGACTTTGGCGTCGGAAGAACGTAGCTTTTTAGGGATGTCACTTGGGTCAATATCTTCCTCAAGCATCTGCTTGGCACGTTCACGTACCACCTTTGGCGCGGTAGGATCATTTGCAACTTCACTAATATACATTGCTGCATTAGCTACACTGTCTTTTCCTACGGGTGAGTTGTACGTTTCAAGCGCCGACTCCAAAGCGTCAAGCTCTACTTTGTCTTCCCGGCTTAGTTCAGCAGTTCCATCTTCTGATGTAGCTTTAGCTGGTCGGCCTCGACCTGTGGACGTAAGTGCTTTATCAAGTTCAGCTTGATACTGAGCAACACGAGCAGTATCACCTCTGTCTTTTGCTTTGGCCAAATTAACAGCCGCAATAGCTTGCTTCTTATTCTTGTAGGTTGCAGTTACTTCGCCATCCGTAACGTGGTCAAACCCACCTTCGGAGTTTTCTGTAACTACGTGGCGTTGCTGAACAGGTGGCCGACCGCGCTTACCCTTACCTGCTCCGGCTCCTGATGCCGCTTGTCCTTCTTGCGCTGTTTTGATGGTTTTAGAGGTTTCAATGCCACCTGTGGTTCCTTTAGTTTTTGTGGAAGATTTAGTCTTACCAAGCCCAGTATCAAACAAACCAACTGATGAATGTTGATCGTCACTGAACCTAATACCATCGTACCCCAAAGCTTTGAGCGGGCCGATGATGTCTTTCTTTAACTGGTCGCCGTATGTAGAGCTAAACTTTGTGATGCCCCAAAAGCCACTGTTAAGTTGAGTGGTGCTATCAGGGTCGGTTTTATCTCGTGCGTCAAACTTAGCCGCATCCACAAGGTCACTACCAACTCTAGTGGTCGGTGTTAAGCCCGCAATTACATCCCGTCCTTCTGGAGTAGAAATGTCCAGTAGCTTCAACCCACTAAAGTCTTGTGTGATGATGCGCGAAGTCTTAGGCACAACCCCAGCCGTACCACTGTCTGGGTTGGTCATCTCTTCCGCTTCGGCTTGGCTCAGACTTGGGTATGCTTTGTCAAGAGGTTGGATGGTGTCTTGGTTAATTAGCCCCTCTTCAGGGGCAATGCCGACTGCTTTCCATGTCTCGCCGTCAAGCTCATACACAACGCCTCTATCAGTGACTATGTATTTTTGTGAGTTGTCAATCCTCGCACGCCCACCACCGCCATTTTGCGCATAGCGTTGCGCAGTAGATAAGTCTTCACCAAAGAATACCATGCCCCCGCTTTTCTCTGGGTCGAGAGTGTCGTACTGCGTGTTTGTACCGTGGTACAGGGTGGTAGCTTTTTCTGGCGTAGCCTCCGCAGGTTTAGCTGGTGCAGATGCTTTTCTAGCGGCGTCAAGTTCGTCAATTTGTTTAATAATGGCGTCAAATTTAGCTGAAGCCTCTTTGCGCTTGGCTTCTAAAGCCTTTACAGCTTCGTATTTTTTGTCTGAATCATAGTTACCATTTTCATCAAGCACTAACGGTTTGCCATTGTCGTCTAAAACGTCCGCTGCGCGAATACTATCTAAATCAATTAGTTTGTCTAATATAGCCGAGCTTTCTTCGCTCACTGCATCGAGTTGTTTAATAAGCTCATCGCGTTTTTCAAAGTACTTTACGGTGTCCGTTATGTCTGCGTCTGTTATCGTAGATGTTTTTGGCGCTGCTTCTTCTTTGGGTTTGTCTGATTCTGCTTTTACAAGGTCGTACTCAGCATTCCTAAGATCAACGTTAGAAAGCTCTTTGTTGAGTTGTTCATCCGACAACGCTTTAATTGCTTCAGGTGTAACGTTTCCACGAGTTAGGGCAAATGGCGATGGCCTTGTTTCTGCGGGTTTAGTTTGTAGACTTTTAGCGACATTAATAATTTCGTCTTGTATTGCATTAAGACGTTGTTGCGCCGCTTCTTTTTTATCGCCTTCTGCGTAGTAATTTTCACGTGCAGCTTGCTGATAATCTAACATCAATTGGCGCAGTGGCATTGGCACATAGTCTGGAAAATCTTCTAGGCTACGTACAGTACCTTCACGGGGATCATGCGCACGAACTACTTTTTCAGCTTTTCCATTTGGCGCTATTAGCTCAATGTCACCATCCCCATTTTGGGTAAAGATAGCTTTAGCGCCACCGGGCAGTGGCAATGTTGCAACTGCGCCACTTGTAATACTCTGTTCTTGTTTGTCTGCCGAGCGTATTTCAAACGAAATACTTTTTTCTTCTAATGCAGTCGGCTGTGTTCCTTCTCCAGTAGTAGCTCCTGTAGCATCCTGTCTAGTAGAAACCACTCCACTTGTGTCAACTCCAGCAGTTCCTCCGGCGGGGGGTTCTGCACTGGGCTGTCTAGCCACGCTAGTGCTTTCTCCACTTGGAGTACTGATAGGTTTAGCAACATTTGCTGCTCCTCCTGTTTCGTCCTTCGCAAGCTCATCTGCTTGTGCCTCCTCTTGTTCTAATTGCTGCGCGTCAATCCTTGCCTGTTGTGGTGGGACTCCAGCCTCAATCAGTTCCTGTGTAATTTGTTCAACACGATTTCTGGGTATGTTAACAGCCGCAGCTTTATTCTCAGCTTTAATAGCGTCAGCAACTCTACGCGCTGCCATATTCCTAGCAGTATCAAGGGGCGTTCCTAACGCAATCAGTCGTTCGTATTCTTCTTGAACACGGGCTTCACGTACTGCGTCCGGTGTTGTCTTTGGCGGGGGTGGTGGGGGTGGCTCTTTTAAATCGTCGCTTGGGCGCACTGTCCCAAGTTCGCCTAAATCTGTGCTTTCTGTTTTTTGTACAGTAGGTTGTTTAGTTAAGAAACCTTTAGACCTAGCAATATCTTCCGCAGAATATTTAGCAGTGTCTTGCGTACCCTTTACACCTTTTTCTCCAGACCGACCAGAAGCGGCTAAAGCTGCGCCCGGTATAGTACCAAATGCCGTTTCAACAGCTTCTTTTCCAAGCCCTTCGGTTAGAGCTTGTTTGTCATCAAAGATACGTTGCGTAACGTTAGCCGCAAAAGATGGGACTAGAGTTTCGGCTTGTTCACCAAGTACTTCAGCGCCAGCGCGTGCTGTTCTTTCTCTTGCACCCCCAGTAATGGATTTACCAGCAAGGGTTTTTTCAAGACCCGTTGAGCCTGATACTTTACCAATAATGCCACCAAGTAGCTGGTTAGGTATTGCAAACAACGGAACCAACATATTAACTGCATCCCGATGGGACATACCGGAACTGCGTAGCTCTTGGTACGCGCTACTGTTGCTCCAATTTTCTGGGCTCATCTGACTGAGCTTTTGCGCTGTGTTTTGTGCGGCTTCACCGGCAACAGATAGAGCATTCATTGCCGACAGGGACTTTTGTCCAAGGCTCAATAAACTTAAGCCCATAGTTGGGATTATGGAGCCAGCGCCTTGGGCAACTATGTCTGCACCGGCGGGGCTAAACATAGTATTAAACGTAGCCCGTGCCCCAGCCAACTCACCTTGGTTACGTGTTACATTTTTAACAAAAGCGTCGCGCTCGGCAATCTGGCTTTGCAGGTAAGGAGACTTAGACTTTTGACCGGCTTGAATAGCGGATTCGTAAAATCTAGAAACTGGGTTATCGCCAGCGTTAATGTTTGAAGCTAACCCTTTGGGGATTCCAACAGCGCCTTGAAGCAAACCAATTGTTGTATCTAACGCAGCTTGCCCAGTGGTTCTTTCAAGCTGCTCTTTTGGTGTAGCTTTTACGGATTGCGTACGACGTGGCGGTTTTGTAGTGCCCTCTGCATACGCACGGCGAGAGAGCCGGTCGGCTTCTGCGGGATCAAACTTAGGTTCAAACGGCTGCGTATCAAACACACTTCCCGTGTAAACTTTTTTCTCTGATGTTTCAGCAGGGGCAATATCCGCCGCCATTGCAGCACCAAAGTCGTACCCAGCTTCAGGCTTTGCAGCTTTGGGCGCGGGTTTAGGCGCGGGGGCTGGTCTGCTTTCCGCAAGTAAGTTTTGAACAGTAGAATCAATAACGTCTGGGTTTGTGCCGTCGGGAAACCTTAGAACTCTTCCATCTGCGAGTTTTGCCTCGATTGCCATAAAACCCCTTTAATTGATTCGCTTACCGTTTGCATCGTAGTTTAATACAGCCCCGGGTTTAACGGAAGAGGTTGCAGCAGGCTTAGCGGTTGGTATGTAGTCTACCGCCTGATTGGGGTCAAAATCATCAGAACCAGCGTTAGGATTCTTTGTCATCCAACCACTCTTATACGCTGCTTCAGCGGCTTTTTCATCCCCACCGTTAGCGGCAACATACTGTTTCCAAGCAGATTTTCTAATTGATTTAAAGTCAGCAAGAGCGGTTTGCGCGGCAGTATTTTCTTTAGAGGTAATAACCGCCGCAGCATTTTTTGCTCTTGGCCCTTCAGCCGGGTAATCACTAAGAGAGAAAGTTTGTTTTTGCGCTAGTCGATCTTGTGTTCTGCGTAGTGCTTGAACAATAGTTAAATTTTCTTTACTGGGGTTTTGAGCGTAGGCAATCTCAGCCGCGCCTAATTGTTCAGCAATTTTAGGCCCTTTGTCACCAGCGCCTTTATTAGCCAGTCGATCATATTGAACGTTACGTGTGGCAATATCCGCGCTAAAGCGAAGCTTGTCAGATTTAGCTTTGTTAGCGTCTTGCTGAAACTTACGTGCTGCTTCCAAAGCAGCTTGCGCCCCTCTGGTATTCCCCATGCGTTCTTTGCGTTCTGCATCAGCAAGTGAAAAATTCATCTGCTCTATTGAACGTTTTTCTTCCCGTTCGGCTTTTCTAACTTCGGCAATTTGTTGCGCATACGCCGGTAACGCCTCACTAGCGCCTTCGGCTAGGTTACGGCCTTTTAAAATTTTGCCAGCGGCAGTAAGCAGTGCCATACCTTCGCCCGACCTTCTATCACTAGCTATAGCGTCTTCACGTGCCTTTTGTCTTTCTTTAGCAGGGGCATAGATGTCCGGGCCAGCGGCCTTCTTCATACGTGCTTCATACCTGTCCATAAAAGCTTCTTGAGCCGCGACACTCATTTCTTCAGGATCAAATCCCAAGTACTCATCTTGCCTAGCAAAAGCTCTGCGCTGTACTGGTCGGCTTGCACTTCCTCCAGTATCTTCGCCATCACCAACAATATCAGATATAGGTATAAGCATATCGGATCCGCTATTTTGGTCAGAAACAAACTCTGGAGCATCAGGGTCTCTAACCAAACTTCCATTCGTCCCATCAAACGCAACAATACCGCCTTCAGCGTAGTCTTCTTCGGGGGTGTACATACCAGCCAAACCACCAGAAGCAGCTTGCATAGTGGGTTGTGGCATTGGAGCTCGTTGTTGTGGAGCTTGGCCTTGTGGCATACCTTGACCGCCCATTGCACCGGGCACCATTGCGCCTAGACCTTGCATCATAGGATTAGGGGCTAAGTTTTGCGCAACGATAGAGGGGGACGAAGTTGGCTGTTGTGCTTGACCCGCCATGTCCATCATGTCGGCTTCTTTAACCAAACGCAATGCGTTCAATGCAGTGTAAGAGTCTAACTTGGGGTCAGGACTTTGGCCCATTACCGCAGCACGGAGCATGTCGGGTTGTTTTCTATACCGTGCGGCATAGACAGATGCCATATCAATTGCCATGATATTTTCCTTAGACCAAGTTGTTCAGAGCAAGTGCGCCAAGACCGCCACCGTTAGACATAGCCACGCCACCGTTAGCACCACCCCATAGTTTACTGACACCCGCCGCGCCAAGACCTAACGAAGCAATATTTTGTGCAGTGGAAGGAGGGGCTTGATACACAGTAGAACCCGTAGCACTCAATGGTACACCACGAATAATGTCCGACATAAAGCTAAGTTGCTTGTATGGATAGTTTTGCGCAGCCATAAAGTCACCATACTTGGTGTCAATATCTTTCTGCATCTGCGCTTGTTGTTGCAAGCCGTATTGGTTTTGCAGTGCATTAATGCCCATACCCTGTTGGTATTGCTGTTGGCCTAACTGACCTAAAGTGTTTGCGCTTGTTAAAGCTGTCTGTAAACCCTGCAAACCAAGACCCGCGCCAAACTGCCCTTGTTGAGCATTTAGATTAGCCGCCGCTTGCTTTTGAGCTTGCTCTTGGTTGAACTGTTGCTGTGCTTGCGTATAAGCATTCTGTAGTCCAGTGGCTGCAATATCACCTTTCTGACGGGCTAAGTTACCCGCCATCTGGCTACGCATTAAATAGTCACCGCTACCACCAAAAGCACCGGCACGAGCAGCTTGAGCGCCTTGGGTTTGCCGAGCAATGTCAGCCTGACGCTGGGCGTCGGCCTGTTGTCTTGCAACAACTTCACCCATATAGGGAGACATGTACTGACTAGAGGTGCCTGTACCGGGTACAAATTTACCAGTAGCTTGATCGTACGACCCTTGCGTGCCGCCAGTAAAAGACTGTGGGTCTAGTGGGTTGTAAGTAAAGCTAGTATTAAGTGCGCCCAGACCCGCAGTACCCGCCATAGCAGTTGCATCTTGCAGTTGACCTTGAGGCTGCATTAAACCCGCATTTTCATACGACATTTGCTGCAGTGGGGAAAACTGTGCAACACGCTCACCCTGATACTGCATGTATGGGTTGTATTCAACGTCAGTCAGCGCTTGCGCTTGACCTAGTAAGCTTTCTGCGTAGGGTGCAACTTCTGGCGCAAAGCCGTAGTTTGTTTGCGTAATTTGTGTTGGGGTTGAGCTTGTAGCCATGTCTATTCCTTATGCGGGAAGATATTTGTCGGAGCGGCTATTCTTTGCCACTTTGCCTTTGCCGACAGTACCTCGGCGAGCTTTTTGTACACGATCCATCATTGCGTAGAGCTTACGTGCACCAGCTTCGGTTGAGCCATTACCCAACTCAGACACGATACGCGCAGGGACTACAAATTCACCGTCGGCCAGACGTGCGGGGCGCTTGCCACCAATCGTTGCAGGGATGGAGTCAGACACACCATCACCGGGGCCACGAAGCAATCTACCGCCGTCGGAGTAACCGCCAAGATCAAACTGACCAGACATGCCGCCACCAGCCATAGTCAAAGCAGCTAAGCCACCTCCGGCCATCAAACCACCGTTGGCATCACCACCACCGCCGCCTTGTATTCTGTCGTTTTCCGAAATTGCTGCAGCATTATCGCCACCAATAGCTTGAGCTTCCCATTTCTTATCTACAGAGTTCCATACCCATTTTTTACCAGCACCGGGGTTATCAACGGGTTCTTTGTCTTGGTTAGACAGAGCCGCAGCTTTTTCGCCAGCAAGTACGTAAGAAGGTTTTACGTAGTCGGGGTTAAGTTCATATTTACCGTTTACAAAAACGTACTTTTTAGTAGCTCGGTTCTCTGGGAATCGACCAACAGACTCCCAATATGGTTTTTGAATTTCCCCAGTAGGCGTATACGGGGTAGGCGAGTAAGTGGTCTTGCCCATCAAGTAATCAAGAGCAGCTTTAGAACCACCAGTGTTTTTATATCTTGCAAAAAGTTCATCTTGCGTCTTAGGAACAAAAAGGTTTTTGTTAACTCCCAAGCTGCCGCCACCTTTTTCGTACGTATCACGTACGTCTTTCATCTGCAAACTAAAGTCAGGGCGAGTTGTGATTGTGCCGTTAGGGTTAACGGTTGTAACACCTGCACCACTTACGCCGGGGGGTAATCCAAGAACACTTTCAAGGCTACCGGGGGCGTTAGTGCCGGATGTGTTGTAGGTGATCGGAGGGGAAGTAGTTGTTGTACCTGTGGTTGTACCTGTGGTTGTACCACCTGTTTTGGTAACTACTTTTTCTGCGTTTTTAACTGCGTTGTAGCGGTTAGTTACGTCCTTGATTGACAAACCAAGCGCTTGCGCCATGTCATTGGCATCGTACTTGTTGTCATCCATAAACTTAACCCACTGCTTGTCATAACCAAACACGGGGTCTGCTGCTATTTTGTCTCTTGCTATTTGGTCGGTTAACGCGTACGCGCCTTTACTCAGGCCGTACGCTTCGGTAATCATGTCCTTAGTCCAACCGCCATATTTAGGGTCGTTTGCCAAGGCTGCGGCGTAGTACTCATCAGGGCTAATGTATTTGCTAACCATATCGTTATAAATACCAAGCGTGCCTGAACCGCCTTTGTCCCATGTAGAACCAACAAATGGACTTGCCATACTAGCAATATAACGATTGACCGCCGCAGGATCAGCATTTGTGTCTTTAATTGCTTTATTAAGGTCTATGTCTTTGTTAACGGGGTTTGACAGGAAGCTTCCCATCTGGTCTTCGGTGTACTGAGTGTATGTAGGGGTTGTTACTGCGGTTTGTGTTTGCGCTTGGGCTGCGGGAGGTGCAGCATATTGAATACCGCTCATATCGCCTTTGTAGCCTAGGTTTTGCGCCACGGTTGCGGCATCTGCTTGACTCAGACCATACTTGCTTACAACATCTTGTGCGCCCATACCAGCTTCAGCAAGTAGTCGGCTAGTAGTGTCATAATCACCTTTTTCGTATGCTTCACGGATTAAATCCCCCCCGGCGTACCCAGCAATACCACCTTCAGCCATACGCACCACAGGCTCACTGCGTTGGGTAAAATCGTACATGCCACCTTGCGCCATGCCGTCATTAGTTCTTCTAGCAACATCGTCACCATCACCATAACCCGCCATACCACCAGCGGCCAGACCCATCAAACCACCACCTGCTGCACGGGTAGGCATAGCTTCGTACGGAGTACCTGCAGTGTATGTACCACCATAGGGGTCAAAAGAATATGGGCGAATGTATCCGGGTTTAGTTGCGGTAACAGGCAATTTAGACGTAACTGCTTGGTCGGCAAGGATAGGGCCAGCGGCTGCTGCGGCGTACTTAAAATTGTCTTTGGTTAACAGACTTGATGGATTAGTTTTTGCTGCATCAAATCCAGCAGATAATTTCTCAAATGGACTCGCATTTGTTGCTACTCGCGCAGTAGCGTTACCCGCCTCTTCAATAGCTTGCATTCTTAGCTGGTTGATAGTTTCTTCAGACAGCCCTTGCTGCACCCCAGCTCGTACTGCTTCTTCCCCCGCCAATTTGCCAGCTTCATTTGCAGCCAAGGCGGTTGCCTCTCCAGAAAGTATATTTCCGCCAGCAGTAGCCAAACCTGCCTGCAACCCAGCGCCACCATAAGCGCCAAGACCTGCTTGGATACCCTTACCAATATCCCCCGTACGTAAGGCTTGAAGCCCGCCCACAGTCAAAGCCGACGCCATAGGAGTTGCGCCTAGGAAAGCCAACGACGTGCCCGCAGTCATGGGGGCCAAAGCAAAACCAATAATTGCTGGAAGCAACTTATCTAAGATGCCCGCTTCAGGTAGACCCGTCTCAGGATTAATCGTAAGGGAGCCGCCGTGGTTCTCGGCCAAAGCTTGTAGCCCCTGCACTTCACGTGGGGACATGTGGATAAGCATCGAGTCAGGGCCGCGACCCTTAGATGCCATGTGGTCGGCTAGTACAGCAAGGCTCATGGTTGCCTCTCAAAATGGGGGTTGTTTGATAATATCATGTTGGTAGCGCGGAGACAAATGAAAGTGTAGCTACGATGGAAGCAGTTGACGGTTTAGTTGGCGTGCCCGAAGCGGGGTACGTTTGGATCGTTACGTCCGCATTTGTGGTTGACCAGTAAATTTGAACGTGGTCGCCTGCATTCATGTTTAGGAAATAGTTCCAGCCTTTGATATCGTGAAACGGGACACCCGCGCTTTTTCTAGCGGGTAGGCCAACTAAACCAGTCGAGCCGGTGATGTCTGCGTCGTTTTGCTTTAGCCAAATAAACACGTCTTGGGGGGCGTTATCCAAGTTTTGAAGTTGCACACTAAACTGCAAGTTGTATATACCTGCGTACTCCACAGTAATTTTAGAGTTAGCAACAACCGACACCCCGTTTGAGAAGTCTGTGGTGTCTAACGTCATCAGCGTAGCGGTGTTAACTGTGGCTGTCTGGTCTGTAAAATCCGAAAATGCCCCGTATGGAAACGCCAAATACCTACCACCTGCGTTGCCTGTAATCTCTGTAAGCGCATTCTGCAATTGGTTAAAGTACAGACGCAAAACGTTTGTAAACTGATCCTGATACCGGCGCTCGTACTGATCCGTACCCAACGGCAAGTTGGGTGGTGCGGGGTTAATGATCCTGTTTTGTGTTGCCATCAACGTCTGCCGTCAGGACGAATATCAATACGGGGTGCGCCCAGTTGCCAGCAAGTGTTAATCTGGTTTGAGCTAATCTTAAAGATCAGTTGGCGGCCACGCATGCGCGTGTAAATCTGCCCCGTGAACTGCTCTGTAATAACGTATGTATTACTTTTAGCTACAGGTTGTGAGGCTGTACTCGTAACCCCAGAACCTGAATTTGAGAGGCCGTACAAAGTCATAGCCACTGCCGGTAATGCGCCAGCAGGAGTGCTTGTAGCGTTCTCAAAGGTCAAGTCAGGTAAGACACGCCACACAAAACCAAAGTTATGGCCGTCACCAATATCAAACTCAGACGAG